TGTTGGCAAAATGGGCGTTCACAAACCAAAGGATTTCTTCAAAGGCTGCTTGCAATTCGGTTTCCATATCGTTAGCATCCAAATCAATATCAGAATACATTGATTGAATGTTCATCTGATTAGGGTTGCCGGAAAGCCTATCATCCTTTGCATCGTAACCCATAGCATTTTCAATCAGGGCTTTCTTGAAAATCTCAATGATTGCCTTGTAGTTTTCAGCGTTCACATTGATTTCAAGGGTTTCAACGCCGCCTTTGGTTTCCCCATCATAGCGAACCTTTACCGCTCCATAAGTAGCAAGATTCTTTCGGAACTCTCCCAAATTTGTACCGTCATAGTTCTTCAATACAAGAATGGTGTTCCGGGCATCTTCCTGCATATTGTTTTCAAAGTCTGAAAGCATTACATTGATACCATCTTGAAGGGATTTCACCTTTTTTATCAACGGGATTTCCTGTTCATTGTACTTCAAAGGAATCAACGGGATTTTCGACCAATTCAGCGGTTTTCCGTTTGCCATAACATAGGAACAATCCTGTTCCTGAACCGTCAAATCAGGAATAAGCACATTTCCATCAAGGATATAGCAATGAATCCCCTGAAAATCGAACACTTCAACCTTTTCAATAACAACGGGCTTTATTCCGTCATATCCTGTCACCAAGTAAAGCCGAATTGCCCCCGCTAAGATAGTGTGTTCGCTATCTTCCCAAATCGGGCAAATCTCATATCCCGGAAACAAGCGGAAAGAAAATTCCCCGTCCTTTGTGTAATACGGATATAACCACGCAATACCATGATTCAAGGCGGCTTTACCACCATTTTTCAGGGTTTTCATAAACCGCTTATTGAATATCTGTTTCAGAAGGGCAATATACTGTTCGTTTTCTCCCTCAATAGCAAAGGGTTGTCCTAAAAGGTAATTTGCCTTTTGGTTCACCATCTTCATGTACTGGTTATCAATAATCCGATTGTTCGGAAGATTTTCAACCACTTGCAGCTTTCCATCTTCACCTATCATTGTTCGCTTGCGGGAAAGAATATCATGTTCATTCTGATAATATAATTGCCCCTTGATCTGCATCATGCGTTCCGGTGAACCCTTCCAGCGAATGATTTCCTGTTCAAGAAATTCTTTATTGCTCATGTTTTGCTTGAACCCAAACAGCACGAAATTTGAAATTTTATTCAAAGCACTTTCAATTCCGTTCAACACCCTTTTTCACCCCTTTCTATCGCTTAATAAAGACAAAACCCCGAAAACACACGGCTTTCAGGGCTGATTGTTACTAATGTGTTATTTTTAATCAAAACTAAAGGCATCCGGCAACAGGATTTTTGAAACGCCGTATCGCATAGAATCCATACCATGTGAAAATTCGTGATCCGGTTTATCCGTTGGTTTCCCGTCTTTGTCCTTGCTCCAACAATAGTTGCTGATTTCCTTTGAAAATTCCGGGCATCGTCCGGGGTGAACAACTATTTGATAGTTCTGTATAAGCTGAATACCGTGATTCACGGAATCTTTACCCTTTCGGGAAGGTTCAGCCTTAATGCCTTCTTCTTGTAATTCGGCAATGCTCTTTGGTTCAGCGGAATCACAAACTATTGTCTGCCCGCCATAACCCATATCTTTTATAGCCTGTGCAATGATTTTGTTGGTAACGCCTGTTCTATACCATTCATCGAAAATGTATATCCTCATTGCAGCATTATCAACCATTTCACAAACAAAGGCGTTTGGATCAGTAAATCCAAAGTCAAGATTGAACGCCGACTTGATACCCTTGATTGAACGGATTTCATCAACATTGAAATCTTCAAATACAACATTGGTGTAAATCAGTCCGTCAGCAATACCCCATTCACCTTCACCTTCAATGCGATAACGGCGGGGATTGTTCTTCTGCATTTTCAAGAAAATATTGCGGTCTGCTTCATCCAACCATTCATTACATTCCCATGTGGTTGTTTTGGTGAATGTATCATCATCCGGCGTATCAAAGAATCGGGCTTTCAGCCAGCTTGTAGCACTCCACGGGTTGAAGGTCAGGGTTATTTGCTTGAAATATCCTTCCGGCACTTCACCACGAATAGACAAATCCAGCTTATTTAAATCATCCTCATTCGTGATTTCATAGGCTTCTTCTATCCATACCCAGCACAAAACACCCTTGTCAACAGATATTGAAGTGATTTTCAAACCATCATCCAAGCCACGGAACAAAATCTTCTGCCCGGTAGAACGGCGGGTTATCTGCATCGGGGAAACGGTACAATCAAAATAGGCATCCAAGCCCAGCTTGTGAATAGCCCATTTCAGATCACTATACACGGAATCCCGCAAGGTGTTTGAATATCGGCGTACACACAAACCATTGCTTTCAGGATATTCAAACAATCGGTGAATCATGTTCAAAGCCGCTGTTTTGCTTTTCTTTGAACCTCTTGAACCTTTGCACACTCGATAACGCTTCTTTGTGTTCCAAAAATCAGCGTAATTCTTTCCAACTGCTTCCTGCAATGATACTTTCATGGTATCACCGCCCTATTCTTTCAGGTCATTCACGATAACCACGGGTTCAAGGTCAACAGAAACATTGTCCTTGAATAGCCCGTATCGCTTGCCGATAAGTTCAGCGGCTTTCAATCGCTCTTTTGCAGAAACATCAATATCAATAACTTCCTGAACACCATCCCCGGCAAGCCTTAGCACCTGTTCTGTATGCTCTCCACGCATAACGGCGGTTAAATAAATCAGCACTTCTTTAGCGTCAGCCATTTTTTCATTATGGATTTGTTCAAGCTGTTTATCTATGCAAGCGGCAATGCTCTTATTGTTTAATAGCTTTGAACCCTGTTCGTTTGCTGTCTTTGGGGAATATCCTGCCCGGATTGCCGCTTGTGTAGCGTTGCAATCAATCAGGTATTCATCACAAAATTTCTTCTGTCTTGCGTTCATAAACGGCAACCCCCCTTTCGGTCAAGTTTATTTCAAAAAGTTTCCCCGGAAGGTAGGAGTTCACCGCATTTCGGCTATGAGTACCCTTCCGGGGAAAAGAAAAAATCGACAAGAAATTTTCTTGCCGATTTTCACCGTTATCATTGTATCACTTTCATACATTGGTGTTCAATAGGTTTTCATGGGTATCTTGAAATTCTTTCAAGGCGTAACCGTGCAATTCAACAATGTACTGGTATGTATAACCCATTTCAACAGAAATCACTTCAAGCCGTTTGAATTCAACATAGTGCTTATACAGAATTTCAATGTGTTTCGGGTTCTGTAATTGCTGAATCTGATTGATTATATCGTGCTTTTCATCAACGAACTTATCAATTTCGGCATTGATTTCTTCTTCAAGGTCAATCATTCGACCTATTACTTTGACAAACGGGGCATCCCCGGAAGGGCTGCTTTGCACACGGTCTTTTGAATAATCAAGGCTTCCTATACTGGTTGACGTTGACCGCAAATCCTCTAATTCCTTGATTTTTTGATTGATAAGTGTATCTAAACGCTGTAAATTATGCAAATATTCTTTCGCTTTCATCAGGTACAACTTCCTTTCTGCAACTTGACTTTATCTTGACTTGTGGGAAAACGCTGTTATTTCAAGGGTTTCTTCAATCTACGGATCATAGCAAGTCAAGTTCAACTTGTCTTTTCTCTTTATATATTATTTTAGAAAAATCATTGCAATTTAGCGTTGTTGATTTTCAATTTATAAAGAACTTAAAAACAAGTTGACTTATCTTGACTTGACCGCCCGAAAACCCTTGTAATATCTAAGAATTTTGCAAGTCAACTTCCCACTACAACAACTTGACTTTATCTTGACTTGCAACTTGACTTTTAGGATTATTTTGAAAGTTTATTTTCAAACTTATCACACAACCCCTTAATCCAATCCTTCCGGGCAATCTGCGAAATCCATTCATCAGGAATACCGCTTTCACCACCACAACCATAGAGAATCCCGGCAAGCCCACCTGCCACGGCTGCAACGGTATCTGTATCTTCACCCAAATTCACGGCGGTAAGAACACAATCCCGGTATGTGTTGGTATGGTACAAACACCAAAGGGCGGCTTCCAGCGTATCAACCACATAGCCGGAACTTTTGATTTCATCACGGGTAAGTTTCCAAATCTCACGAACCCTTGAAAATTCACCGCCCCAAATATCCGTGTCGGTATAATATGCCCGGAACGGATTGCCTTTCAAAATCTGTTCGGCAATAATCAGGTACAAACGGCAAGCCCGCTTTGAAATTTCGTGGTTGTGGGTAAGCCCTGAAACGGTGTTCACATCATTCACGCTGCAAGGTATAAATGCAAGCGGAAGAATACGCATCAATGAACCGTTCCCGTTATCCATACGGGATTTCCCGCCACAATCAGAAAGGTTCATCCCGCTTGCATACCGGGTGATTGCCCGCCGTGTTGCTCCACCAATATCAAACACGGAATCCCACGGGGTAAAGGCTGCATCTGCAAACCACATCAGGAAATTTTGCATAATATCAGCCGGATCAATCTTTCCCAATCGGGCAATACTTTCAACGGTTGCAAGTGTCATTGAACTATCATCCGACCATGTACCGGGCGGCTGGTTATAAGTTCCGTAACCAATCATATCATTCACTTTGAAGGTATCACGCTTTTTGAATTCTACCGGAACACCTAAAGCATCACCGACAACTAAACCCATAATTCCATCATATATTTTACTCATGTTCAGCACTTCCTTTCTTAAATTCCCAAAATACGGGCTGCAATCATATCCGCTGTATGGGTGTAAAGCACATTCGGATAATTCGTAACGGAACGCCCGTAACTGTTCCAGTTTTCCTTATCGTCAAATGCTCCCATGTGCCACCTGATACAAAACATTTCTTCTTCCGTCAATGCAATGTGCTGTTGCAGCATCATCACCGATTTTTCACCATGCCCCGGAAGCAAAGCAGCGTTATTATATTCCCACGCTTCATTATCTGTTTTGTGGTAGTTATCCACCTTGCATAAATCGTGAAACATACCCACAATGTAGGGGCTGCTTTCCCGCTCCCACTTCAATTCAAGGCGTTCCGTCAAGGAAAGAAGTGCTTTGGTTACTGCAAAACTATGATCGAACAACGCCCCTGAATATGCCCCGTGGTGGTGAATAGAAGCGGGTGCTGTGAAAAATCCGTTTTCAATCAGCCATTCCGTGAATCCATCGGGAATATATTTGTTCATCAGCTTTGAAAACTGTTCAATTCTATCTTTTTCAGTAAAATCATTCATCGAAATTCCCTCCCTGTTCTTTTGTCCTTGATTTTAATTCGTTCAATCAGTTCAAAGCCCGATAAACGAATAATGAACTTCAAAACCTTAATCAATTCAAAGGCTTTATGCTCTGTTTCGGTGTCCTCTCTGATAACCTCTTTCGTTCCGGCAAAAGCCGTTGGATCAGGATAACCCTCAATG